GTAGTGGACAGCATTTACCTCAACCTAACTTGGTTGGGAAGGGCGCGCGGTCTGCCGCCGGGGAAAGCGACATTGAGTTCGGTCGCCCCACAGGGCAGGACGCGCGGGACGGGGGAAACCCAGTACCACTGCAAAACCACAACATCCGTGATAGGGGCGGTGTTGATGCGTTAACTACCCGAACGGCTGTCGGAACAGGGCCTATTATTACTGTTGACCAACACTCCAACGCAGGTGTTAATCGTTATGCGTGTCCTCCGAATATAGCTGTGTATTCGCCAGAGGAGAAGTTTGAACAGCGGGTTCCTGTCACACAGAAGGAGCCCAGGGCAGGGGAAGTTGCGAAGAAATGGGTCCGCAAGGAAACAGCTTCAAACTCCCCATGCCCTAAAGACCAGTCCCATCAACAGAGGAAGTCCATTAAGTCAGAGCGTAAGAAACGTCGGGCTATACGAACACGTGCATCCAAGAATAATACGTTAGTTCAGAGAGGAGTCATGGAAATGAATTCTCAAGTTCAAGGAAGCTTTGACGCACTCAGACAAATGGAACGGGATTGGCAAAATCATTTCACAGAAGGGAAAGATTGGGACCCGCCAGTCACAACTAAATCGACTACCAAGACAGCAGCTCAGCTAAAACAGGAAAAAGAAGAAAAGGAAGCAGAACTCCTGTGCGAAGCTGAAGTCGAGGCAGATCCAACAGTTTACTGTGAAATGAAACAGACCTTAGGCCACACCGACCCCAGTAAGCGATGGGAAGAGTGGGGTGGCTGTTCCAGACTAGATAGAACCAAAAGCGATTGGACTAAACTTCGAGGAATCATCAAACACCACATTGCTGTCAGTGGAATAAACGAGAAGAGCAGATTGTTAGCCTTAAATAGACTACCGATCTGGTTGAATTCGTGCGAACTCACGGAAGACGGCGATTTGGAAGAAACCCTCGAGTATGTCCTTGAATACTTTGATACACCAGAAGACAAAAAGATAGTCAACCATCCAGTTGGCTTCTGTCTCATCAAGTGGCTGGCTGATATAGTCATGTTCATACCCAGAGGATTGCATTACGGGTTGAAATGGCTAGTTCACAAAGTATTCGGCGTTCTTGTGCCCATCAATACACCTACAAATGTTCTCGCCACCGATCTTATTGATCTTCCTGATTGGTGTTCTAATCATTGGAGCAACAGGGCCAAAACCCTAGGAAACTATCTCAAAATGCCTCTATGGCTCAATCAAAGAGCCACATGCAGTGAGAGGAGGTTCCTAGTGGGATTGACTACTGCTCCTGAGGACATCTGGTGTGCTAGATTGTGCATTCACAATGAGTGCCGTAGTCTGGACAAGAGGCAACTCCTCGATCCCATTGGTAAGCCCGAAGAAAGGAAGGCTCATTGGGAAATCAATGCACATGTGTTTGGGCGCTATTTTCCCTGCCCCAATTACGTGTCCCAACATACCGAAGAAGAGTTGTTGGAAAAGTTTCTCCTAAAATACCCACTCGCCAGGAGAGACCAAATTCGCCGGTCCTTTGAACTAACAAAGGAAGGCCATTACATATGTTCCTCACGCACAAAAGCATTCGTCAAAAGAGAATGGAATGTGCATAAGGACTCGGCGAAAAGAGACCCGAGATGTATCTCGGGCAAAAGTGAGGAATACCTCGCTTCCACCGCTCCACAATATTATTGGTTGATGAAACAACTGTGCAAAAACTTTTGGTCTAGTGCAGAAGAAATCATCAACAATAAAACAAAGTTCATCTACACGGGTGGTCTGAACCCTGTTGACATCGGTAAAATAGTAGCCCATTTTGAGAAGTTGGGCTACCATTTTTATGAGGGGGATTATCGCCGTTACGACGGGCACACTGAGGAGGAAGCGATTGAGGCGGAATTAGAATGGTACCAATTGCCTTCTGAGGTCAAAGCGCATTTGCGCCTACAGCTTAAGACCAAAGGGGGTACCGGATCCGGCATTAAATTCGGCCACAATGGTAAAGTAGCCAGCGGTGTGATTAACACTAGTCTTGGCAACACCATTCGTGGCTTCATGATAATAGCGGGATTCTGTCAAATGAACGCCATTACTGATTATTTCGTCATGCAATTAGGGGATGACAATGTTCTCATGTTCAAGGAACCAATAGATTTGGATGCTCTACGCGACTGGGCAAAGAAATGTGGCCACGATCTTGATGTGGTCCATAGACCGGACGTAGATCACCTTGAATATTGTTCTCAGAGATTCTGGAACATTGGCAATGGAGAAAGGCTTTTGGCCTTTAAAATCGGTAGGGTAATGTCCAAGACCTTCGTATCCACCGACCCCACTCTACAACCTGATCAACTCGGGTTTTATGTTGATCAGGTTGCACAGGGCTTCAAACACTACCACTGGATGCCAGTGTTTGGAACCTTCTTAGGCAGCATCAGGAAAGCCAAGTTTTCCGGACGACCATGTAAGATTGTTAACAATCCTTACTCGGCAAGACTAGGCCATGAGATTGAAGTTGACTACGATTCAGTGAGAACACAATTCTATAAAATCTACGGATTTGACCCAGAACAACTCGAAGAGGATCTGAGGAATTGGGTGCCTACCTTAGGCACTGCATTGCATCATCCGATGCTAACTCACATTAACGTGGTCGACGGAGTGTCACCTGCTGTCGCCTTCTAATTGGTGGCCGGGTGTAGGGCTTACGTGAAGATCGAAAGATTCCCCCCTACTCACTTTCCTCCTTAGTGGAGGACGTGTGCGAACTGCTTAGCAGAAAGGAGCTTAAATATGGTGATGAAGTGTCTGTCGCCTGCACACACATCTGACCAGAGATGTAAATACCTGGTATAACGCAATGTTATTCAAGGAAGGAAAACCTCAAATTCCGGTGTTCACTGATTACCAACCGTCGAGATGAGTTGGAATTGGAAAACGGTTAGGCTTTGAACACAACGAGACCAGGGTTATTCAACCCTATGTGTGATTGTTTGGGTCTCACAAAATATAGGATAACACACCACCAACAACCACCAGCCGAACTGTCTGTATAAGCTAGGTGTTAAAGAACTCAGACAACAAGAAACAACAAGTTAAGGCTAAGAATTCTCGCCAAATTAAGAATTCAACTAAGCAACGTCAAGCTCGCGGTCGTAAAGATTATGTGCTGCAACAAGACAAGCTGAAGATTGCAAAGATGATTGCAGATCCCTGTAATAGCGAAATTGAACCAGGACAGTACGGAGGTACTGAAGGCTACATGGCGCGGTTTAAGACTGTGCACACTCAAGGAGAGACCTCTACCTTTGGTTATTTCCTCATCAACCCTTACACTTATAGTGTAGTGGTTGGAGGATCGCCATTTAGTGGACTTTATTTTGTGCCCCCTTCTTCGAGTGCCAATATTGCTAACTCCATTGCCAACCCAATGGGTACTATAGCCACCACCAGTGGACTCGCAATCACTACTGCAGGAGACGTGTTCTCAAATTCTTCAACTTCAGAGTCAACCAGGACTTTGGCCGCCTGTGTCAGGGCGGTTTATGTCGGTACGACTAGCAACACACAAGGCCGGATTGCTTTTCTGGAAAACATCGATCCATCGTTATTGTTAACAAAACCCAATGTAGACCAAATGTTCGCTCTAGCTAGCAAGGTGCAACGCATCGACTTGGACCCAATGGAAGTCACTTATCGTCCTGACGAAGTGGCGGACTCAAGGTTCAAACCGACTGGCGTTGGTGCACTTTCTCTAGGAATAACTGCATCAGCAGCAACATCAATTACAGAAGAAGGTCGCAATTTAGGGCCGAAGTGGATGGGATTTGCTTGGAACGGAGTTCCAACTAATCAAATGATCTTCGAAACAATACGAGTATTAGAATGGAAACCAGATGTAGCTTCCGGTTTGGCAAACAACAATCAAGCAAGTTCTGGTACAGGAGAACCCGTCTTGGGTTCAGCCCTCCGGTTCCTTGATAATGCTGTGCCTGGGTGGTCTACCACTCTTATGAATGTAGCAAAATCTGGAGCGTCCATGGCAGCAAGAGCTGCTCTGGGTGGCGTTGGTTTGCCAATGGCAAACATGGGTCGTAGTGCACCCTTAAGAATAATGTACTAAGCTGGTTTCACAAAATGAACCAGTTGGTCGTGCTCATGTGCTGTAGTAGGCAGAGCCGATCCTCGGGATAGGGGGAAACTGAATTCAGTCCCAAACTGCACCGCC